TTACCATTTAAAGATATTTTTGATAAATTAGAAAGAATACCTATATTGAAAAATTGCGATATTAATATTGAATATAATTTACAAAAACCTTCTTGTCCTCTACAACCCTATAAAGAAAACTTTGAAAAAATTTCAGAAAAAACATATTCTAAAAGAAATTATTCTAAAAAAACATATTAATAATATTATATTATTATAGTATTGTATGAGCAAAATCCCAAAAGAAGCAACTTGTATTAGAAATACAAGTACATGGGCTAATGTAAAACCCGAATATAAGTTTGATAATACAAAGTTCAATAAAGCATTAGTTAAAAAAGATTTACCATTTATGTCTCCAAAAATAGATTCTATGTTAGAAAAAATAAAAGAGCTGGATGATATTGATATGGCTACAGATGGTAAATATTATAAACATGTTATATATAGCGATATTTCCGGTAGTAATGGTGCAAAGATGATAGCATCGTCTCTTATTGCAAATGACTTTACACTTATTTATAATAATGGAGTTATCAAGAAAGATATAGTAGAAACTGATAAAACATTTGGACTTTTGACAACATCAGTTGTATATAAAAAACCACTGACACAAAGATTAAAAAAAAATATGATGAATATATTAAATAATCGTCCTGATAATATTAATGGAAAAAATATGCGTTTTATAATTTTAGATTCTGGATTTAAAGAAGGAATTGATGTATTTGATGTAAAATATATGCATATCCTAGAACCATTAATAACAAAGGCAGAAAATACACAAGTTATAGGAAGGGGGACAAGATATTGTGGTCAATCTGGATTACCATTTGTACCAAATGTTGGATGGAGTTTAAATATATATAGATATAACATAAATTATGATGAAAATTATACCGTTCATGATTTATATATAAAACATAGTAATCAAAATATAAGTGCTATTAATTTTGTTGCTGATATTGAAGATATAATGATTGCTTCTTCTGTAGATACACCTTTAACAGAAAATATACATATGTTGAATGATACTAATAATAGATTTTATAATAGTATTATAAATAAAATAAAACCTCCAGAATATATAACTGTTAAAAATATTAATAATAAAAAAAATGTACAAAACTTTCGTGGAAAGATTTTCGCAAATGATAAAAATAAAATATCTTGCGATAATAAATGTGCAGGTATCCTTGAAACATATAAAAATACAGAAGCTTTATTGTTAGTAGCTGCTTTATATATCATTGATACATTCGATTATGACAAGTTTAATAAAAAGTTTGATAAAAATAAAGATTATAAGGTTGATAATAATATTCGCAATGATAAGTTTTTAAGTGCATTAAATGAAAATGACGCAAAATCTCTATTATGTAGTTACATAAATAACCGACAACAGTATTGTGATATTATAAATATAATATGGGAAAATCCTCTTGGATTTTTTGAAAAGAAAAATGAAATTAAATATAAACTTGGTTTAAAAATGTTAGAAAACTTAGAAAATTACAAAAGAAGAAATAAAATTAATGATAATAATTATTTGAAAATTAAAGAATTTATAAATGAATTCATTAATCCTGTAGCTTCTCCACCAATGATTAAAATGAATTATGAAGATTTATATAATTACGTATTGAAAAATTATAGAGAATATAAATGGGATCATATAGATATTACAAATAAATGTATAGAAGATGCAAATATCAATGTTAATAAAACGCCTAAAAAATATGAAATTGTTACATTTTCAAAATCTCAATTATTCGTACAAAACTTTTTAACTGTGGAATCTCCATACAAAGGTATGTTACTTTATCATAGTGTTGGTTCTGGTAAAACTTGTACTGCAATTGCTACTGCAAGTAACTCTTTTTCAAAAAATGGATATACAATTTTATGGGTAACAAGACATACGTTAAAAGAGGATATATGGAAAAATATGTTTGAAAAGATATGTAATATTGTTATAAGAGAGCGTTTGCAAAATGGCGAAGCATTACCTAAAACAAAAGCTAAAAGAATGGAAATGTTAGGAAAAAATTGGATACAACCAGTATCTTATAAACAATTTACGAATATTATAAAAGGTAAAAATAAATTTTATAAAAAAATGGTTGATATAAATGGATCTGAAGATCCATTCAAAAAAACATTAATCATTATTGACGAAGTTCATAAGATTTATAGTAATTCACTTTCCGCATTAGAAAGACCTAATCCTGAAGTGTTACAGGATATGATACAAAAATCATATTCAATATCCGGAAAAAACTCTCTTAAATTACTTCTCATGAGCGCTACGCCAATTACAGAAGACCCTATGAGTTCTATTAAAATCCTTAATTTATTGCTTGAAAAAGAAACTGATGGATTATTTCCAGAAAATTTTGATATATTTAAAAAAGTGTATTGTTCGGAAAACGGGTTATTTACTAAAGATGGCGCTTTTGGAAATGATACTTTCAAAGGTTTTACAAATAAAGTAACAGGACTAATAAGTTATATTAATAGAAGTAATGATAGAAGTCAGTTTGCTTATCCAATAATCAATGATGTTATATTAAATATTAAATCAAGTTCTTCAAGTAATCCAGAATTAAATGATATAAAAAAGCGAATTAATAATTTAACAGAAAAGAAGTTAAACGTTGATAAAGAATTAACAAAAAATGATTTAAAAGATGTTTCAGAAGAATTAAAAATATTAGTTCGTGATAAAAAGAGATTAGAAAAAGTAAAGAAAGAACCTAAAAATATTATAGACTTCATTAATAAGTGTTTTTTAAAGTAAAAAATATAGTGCGTAATAATTAATATAAGAATTATAAAAAAATTAAATAGATATGTACATTTTAATATTATATTCTTTGATAGTTTCAATATTACTTTTTAGCATCATGTTTTATTTCGAAAACAAGAATAGGGAAGATAAGGCAGAAGAATATAATATATATAATGAATTATTTACAGCAAAAAACATTATAGTTTTCTGTATTATAAATTTAATTATATTTGTAATAATTTATATGGCTTTTGATGAAAAAACTGATATTTTATCAATGGTTGGACTTTCAGGACATGATTATGGTAAAATGAACAATATTAGCAAGAGTAATATAGTTGATCCTACATCATTAAGAAATACTTCTGAACCTATGAAAGCAGGGTTTGAACCTTATAATAGCAGTGGGGATGTTAGTGACGATTTAACAGATGATTCTTCAGTTAAATCTAAAGATACTTGATTTTTATTATTATTTTTTTAATGTTATAAATTGTTTATTTCATTATTAAAATGAGTACATAATTTTTAATTTCTTTTGTTTATATTTTTTTAAGGGTTTATAATTATAAAACTATTATGTACTCGTTTCAGAATTAAACAATAATAGTTTTAGGATCTATTTTCAAAACCCTTAAAATCTTTTTAAAAAGATTAATATTAAAATTAACAATCTTACCATTTTCATAATCTTTTATAATAGAATCTTGAATACACATCTTGTTCGCTAATTGTTTTTGTGTTAATTTATTAGCATTTCTACCAGAAATAATAGCTTGTGAATATTTTAAAGATATTTTTGTCAATTTAGGAATATCATCGATAATAAGCTTATTATATTCTTTAAATCCTGCATGATGTTGTATATCTTTATTAATGTAACTATTTTTATTTTTAATTGTAACTGGTTCCCAGTCTTGATATATTTGACTCATTACTTTTTATTTATTGCAAATATTATTTTGAGTACATAATTTTTATAAATTTTATAAATGCAAAAAAAATAAAAACTTCTGAATAAATAAAAATTATGTACTCAAAATAAATATAAAAGTTTTTTATATTAAAAGAAAAAATAAATTGCTCTTATGGAGACACTAACTCCAAATCTTTGGCTCATAAGACCAAACGCTTTAACCAATTAAGCTATAAGAGCATTTATAACAAGGTATTTTATATTTATTATATAATTATTTAAAGTGTACATCCTTTTTTAATAGGATTGATCCTTTGTGTAGCCATAAATTCATTTTTATTAACTGATACTAACAAATCGCTATCTAACCTATTTGCATAAGCATTTGACATATTTGGAGTTTTTGTAATACTACAATTTTCAATATTAGGTGTTTTTTGATATATCCTTCCCACATTTCCATTATCGCGCGCCGAAACACTATTTTCAAAAGCTTTTCTTGAAGACATTTCTATTTCTGAAGAATCAATATTTATATTCATATTTCCGGGATTGGGGGTATGTCCTGCGGCTATAAACATATTTTCTCGCGTTCCGTCTATTTCTGCGTTTTCAGATGCATATCTATCAGATTGTCTAAACTCCGACGATGAACCTGCTATACCATAATCGCTTGTATTTGATAGAAATTGTTTGTGTGTATTTTTTAATTTAATATCACTATTTAAGTATCCGCCAAATAACCCTTCTATTACCCCACCTATAAATCCGTACTCTGACTTTCCAATTATTGTAGTTTGTTTTGTTGTTGTTTTTGCTACAATATCAGGATCATATACAGATACTTTATAAGTTGTACCTCCAATATTGCGAACAGAATCAATAACAGGCATAGTTTGTCGCAATGTAATATTAGCTTGGTCGTCGCATGTTACATAACCATGTTCATTTGCTTTAACATTTGTTAATATACCATCATGAAGTAATGTTTCTTTAACTGTTGTTTTAGCTAAATCATTTAATGCGGAATATGTTTCTTTATTTCCAGCTAAATTTGTATTCTCACTATCATGTATTGTTGTTTCTTTAACTGTTGTTTTCGCTAAATCATTTAAAGCAGAATAAGTTTGTTTATTACCTGACAAATTGTTATTTTCACTATCATGTACTGTTGTTTCTTTAACCGTTGTTTTTGCTAAATCATTTAATGCAGAATAAGTTTGTTTATTACCTGACAAATTGTTATTTTCACTATCATGTACTGTTGTTTCTTTAACTGTTGTTTTCGCTAAATCATTTAATGCGGAATATGTTTCTTTATTTCCAGCCAAATTTGTATTCTCACTATCGTGAATGGTTGTTTCTTTAACTGTTGTTTTTGCTAAATCATTTAATGCCGAATATGTTTCTTTATTCCCTGACAAATTATTATTTTCACTATCATGTATAGTTGTTTCTTTAACTGTTGTTTTCGCTAAATCATTTAATGCGGAATATGTTTCTTTATTTCCAGCCAAATTTGTATTCTCACTATCATGAATTGTTGTTTCTTTAACTGTTGTTTTCATAATATGATTAACAGGATCGTATAATGTAGATTTTTCAGGAATTTGAATACTTGGATTTCCTACACCTCTTGCTGATTCAACTGTATATTCTTTCATGGTATATTTAAGAGCATCCATAATAGGAGATACAACCGCTTTTATAATACTTGTAACATTAGATACAACAGTTCGTGTTTCTGTTAATTCTCTTTCAGTATTATATACCATTATTTTACTTTTTCCATAATCATCATTTTCTCCTGTGTTATAATTATTCTTTGCGATTGAACCAGTGTATTCAACGTGTGATTCGGGACGTGTAGTTGGTCTTACATTTTGTGATGGTCGTAAAGTTTCTTTATTGTATGCTCCTGTTGTTTTTAACCACATATCTTCACTTTGTTCATACACAGTATCTGGTCTTTGTTTTGCGAATGGTGATACAATTGGACGTTGATCTGTTCCTTTAATATGTCCTTTTACCGGTATTTCAAAATATGTTTGTTTTTGATTAATTTTACTACGCAATTCATCTAAATTACGAGGTTTTGCATATTCATTAGTATCTGCTTGATGAAATCCGCCTGAACTACTTGAACCAAAACCTTTATTTAAACCAGGACCAACTTTAATACTTTCAATGGGAAAAAAATTATTAACTTTTTCAGAAATATCTATTCTTGATTTAATAAAATCATCATTATTTTTCATTCCGCAAATATTACCTCCAGAATTAATTTCTGGCTTGAAAATAGACTTTACTTCTTTCTTACTTTGCCAATATTGATTATTTCCTGTTAGATTATCTAAAAAAGGAGACATATGCTCTACATCTGTATTTTGTGTAATATTTTTTCTTAAAAAAGGTGTCATATTATTGTGTGCAAAATCATTTACACTCATTTTTTCACCAGTTAATGATGAAACATCATCGTCAAACTTTATTTCATTATATTTAACACGAGAAAACATATTTGAATTAGCAGGTTTGGCAATTACACCTGTTTTTAATGGTGTTTTAGCTTTTTCATATAATTTATTACTTCTACTTTGTTCATCTTCTTTTACTTTATCCCAATATTTGGAACTATATATATTATTCATAGATGGTATATCATCATTTGAATATAAATCCATTGTTGATCTCTAAATGAATAAAGGATAAAAAATACATTTATATATACAAAACGTAATATAATTTACTTCTAACAAGAAACACCTGTATATAATGACCCATATGGATATCCAGGAGTATATAGTTTATTATCGCTATTGCATTTTTTCCAATCATCTAAATGATTCATTGAACCTACATCATTATTTGGTTGAAACATTGATTGGTCGGATGGTTGATCTATTACAGGAATATGATTATCTTTTGCAACCATTCTATAATTTACAGGTATTCTATCAAACCCTTCGATTGCTCTTGATTGAGGATCGAAACATAACCATTCCCATCGATTAATACCAGTTTCTTTCAAAGTACATGGCGGATTTGATAAACGTGTATCTTCTCTTGGAGCCATACATAAGCGAGGTTCTGTATTTCCTAAAATATCACATCCTGACTTTTGATATTTTCCTGGTAAATATTCATCGGCATTACATTTTGTATTTTTATAATTGAGACCTAATAATTCACTAGAATCATCAACTGCCTTTTTCATACTGCAAGTATTTTGTCCATATGATTGATATCTTAAATAAGGGTCAGCAGGAACATCTTGCGAACAATCTCTACAATCGTTATATGGTGACTCTAATTGGTATAATCCAGGACCAACAGTTCTTCTCAATTTTTCTTTATAACTGCAACTATCATAATTCAACCGTGTATCTATATATTGGTTCATATCTAATAAAATAATATATTATTTTATAAATAAATAAATAGATATGTTTATATTTATTCCAAGAATATTAAATATTTTAAAAAAAGAAAATATTGAACAATATGAAAATCAAAAAAAAAAAGTTGAACCTATACGAATTATTTATCTATATATGGCTGGATATAATCCAAATTATTATTATAAATGGAGTATGGTCGATCATATAATACTCGCAATTCTATATTTTATTACATTTTTAATATCAGTAGGTTCAGCGTATTTATCATATTCTTGCACTTGGTCTGGTAATATGAAAAATCCATTGTTTAGATTAATTTTTGCTTTGTTAGCATTTATGTTAGGACCAGTATATTTAGTATGGTATTTTTTTGCTAATTATATGGGAGGGTTATGTTAAAAATAATTAACAAGGATTATAATTAATTTTTGGAGGTAAAGGAACCTCTCGATACATTATAGATTGACACGCAGGTAAATGCAACATTGTTGTATCAATTGGTTCTGTTTTATCATTTTTTATTATACCGTCATTTGTGGGGACATATTGGTTTGATCCACATTTAGATATTATTCGCGTTTGACCTCTTAATTCACTATCTAAATCTACAAGATTTCCTTGAATATGCGATACTGCTGTTCCGCCTATAAATCCAAGCTGATGTCTGCATTTGCTTGTATGTTCGTATCTATAGGGAGATAAAATATAACTTAAAGTACTGACATTACCTTGTAATTCTTCTTTGTATGAACAAGTATCATATGTAGTTCGGTTAAAACTCATATTCTTCTATAATATAACATTTTTTTTATTATATTGAAAAATTTTTATTTCTTCCATCCCAATTGCAATTTTTATTGAACTCTGTTCTATGTATATAAGATCTTGTATCTTCACCACCATTAGTCCATATTGGAACAATATTTTCATGATTTTGTATATCTTTAACACAATCTAATAGGGGCATAAAATTATTCATTTCTTGTTCCATAATTTGTTTATTACATTTTAATGCATTTGTATCTGTTCCCTCAAGCAATTCTAATTCAGCACCAATATTTGTTGCACCACATCTTAGATTTGGACCAGATGTAAATATTCTATTTGTTAGTTGAATACGACATTTATCATGAGTTAATGAGTTAGGGTTATTTCTTAACATGGAATAATGATCTATTAAGCAATCATCGGAAAGTCCGTACCCAGGTCTTCCGCGAAGATTAGGATGATTTATATACATATCTGTCATTCTTACATTAGGACTTTTGCAATCTACGAGATTAGTAGGATATATATTGTAATCTTCAATTTTGTTATTATATAGTTCTTTGGCATTTTTCCAACAATCATCAGAACATATACTTGTTGATGTGTCAAAAGTATTATTTGTCATTATCTATCTTTAAATAATAAATAAATTATATATTAATTACAATTAATATAAAAAGTGATAATACTTGTACGGAAAAAACTATGTAATAAATAAAAAAACGAAAAAACACAAATATACTTTTATCGAATAAGTGGTATGTGCGGATGTTTAAGTTTAAGATTAATAAATCTATTTTTTACCCCCTTATTATTTGAATTATAATATAATAATCCTAATGTAAATATTAATAATGTAGATTACTTATATATTTTTTATTGTATGATTAATAAACAGTATCGCATACCCAAATGGAATACTTAATTATGAAAAATATTGATATATATATATGCTTAATCATAAAAACTATATAATATTAGTTATAAATATTTAAACTATTCAAACTATGAACTTTCAAAATAAAGAACTATTAAAAAATACTAAAAAAAAATATTATAAAAATGTTATTCAATCTATCATAATAATATAATCATATCAAATATGAACTTTATTACACGAGATTATTTTTATAGAATATTATATAGTTTTCTTTTTACCCTGTCACAATTAATATTATAATAAGTAAAAATATTATGTATTACATTTTTTAATTCTAATTCTGAAGATTTACCTGTTTTTAAATTTATTAATCTTTATAAATTCATAATACTTCTTTATATTTTAATATAGAAAACTATATATTAAAATCTAAATGTATATTATTCTTATAATTAGAAAAAAAATAATCAAATCTTTATAAAAATCCCATTTATATTATTATGAATTCCTGATATCATTATAAATATTATTATAACATTTCATATTATTTTCTTTACATGATGGACCACGGTCATACAACCATTCGCCCAACTGCTCTCTATTATTTGGTATTGTAGTAGATGCAACAGTATAGAATTGGCGTTCAGAAGATGATTTATCGTATATATCAGTTGTATCGCGGAAAAAAGTATCATTAAAATAAGAATTCATTGATTTATTTATTCTATTACTATTGATTGAACATGCTTGATAATTTTCATTACCTTCTTTTATATTTAATATATTAGGATTCATAAAAGGATTTTCTTGTGTTGGTTTTATACATTTTTTATTATTAACAATATCCAAATCATTTAAATCAAGATATTTTTCTATTTTTCTGTTTTTTTCATATTGATAATTATATACAAATATTGATATTATCATAATAATAATAACAAATAATACATATCTCGTGTCATTTAATATTAATGTTGCAATAATACCAATAAATAAAATAAATCTTATTATTGCGTTTAATTTATCATCTAAAGTCATGCTAGCATCAGGAATTAATATAGGTTTTATTAGTTCGTTTAAATTATCTAACCAAAACATAAGTTTTTATATTCTTATTCTAATATCTATATTATTATAATTTTAATCAGATGTTTCATCTCTTCGTCTATCTAATTTTGATTTTAATTTATTAGCAGCTATACTTTTTTTATAAGCATTTTTGTCATAAGTTTGTCTTGAACTTTTCTTAGGTTTTCCAATTCCACTCATCATCTTTTGCATAGTATCCATTCCTTCTTTATTATTCATCATAGAACTCATCATACTCATCATATTAGCCATATCCGGTTGTTTATTACCCGACGAAGAAGAGCCATTATCTCCTGAATTACCAAAAAGACCAGGTATATTTGAAGCAAACTTCATAGCATCTTGTAAAATACTTTCTTGCTTGAGTTCTCCATTGGAGATTTTAGTAGCCATTTTACGACTTACATTTGTGATAAGTTCGCTAAATCCGCTATCAGGATCACCTATTGCTTTAAGAATATCTCCATTGTCTCCAATTGACTTTTGTAATTTTTCAATATCAACATCTTCTAAAATCTCTTTTGCTAATTTTCCAAGATTTGTATCTTCAAGACTTGACATATCAATACCACTTTTATTTTTTAAGTTTTTTACCTTTAGATCATTTAGTCTTTTAATAATTTTTTTATGCGTTTGGTCTTCAATTTCGTCAATTAATTCTTGTTTAAAAGAACCTTGAAAAATTGTAACATATTTTTTAACAATTTCTTCATCAAGATTATCCTTGAATAAATAAAATACTGTCAAAAAATGATGACATAAATAATCATCGGCTATTAATTTACGAATACTTTCTATTGAAATATTTTCATATAATTCTACATCCTTTACATGTTCTTCGATAAACCATGTTTCAGGAAGGCTATCGTCTAATTCAACATAAGACTTCCAAAACTCTGTTGGTAAAGAATTAATATACAATATATATTCATCTGAAGATTTATCAAGAGTAACATAATTAGTTTTAATTGATTTCATAACTTTTTTTGAGAAAATATAATCAGTGTCGTCATAATTATCATTATCTACTTTTTCACTCATTTCTACTTTCATTTTTTTAGCAACTTGCTTAAGCCTTTTTATAAAATCAATATAATATTGATTGAACACAAATTGATTCGACATTTCTATATATATAAAAATATATCTGATATTCCTTATATATTTTTATAGTAATAAATCTAATATTTAATATTATCGCGTATTTTTTGCAATTCTTCTAAACTTGGCAATTTATCTTTTTTTTCATCAAATGAAGTATTTGATGGAACGCTAGTATTTTTTATACCATCTGTAATATTTTTATCATTTGAAATAAAGTCCCAATTATAATTTTTATCTTTTAATTCTGTTTCACAATCTTCTATAGCAGAAAAATTATCAGAAAAATTAAAACTTTTAAGAGTAAACGGCATAGGCTCTCCTTCTTCTGTACTAGGTATAGGTATTGTAGTATTAGTATTATTATTTTCTTTTTCTACATTTAATGTTGGTTTATTTTCTAATCTTGTATTTTGTTCTTGATATAACAAACCTCTTCCTGGTAATAATAAATGATCGAATACTTCTTTTCCAAATAATAATTCTTTACTTGGTAAAATCATAAATGCTGGAACAGAATGAATTTTATTTTCAATATTAATATTTTTTGCCAATAATTCATCAATTGAAACAAGTTTTATTTTTTTATCTACATCATAACGTTTAATGTTATCTATTAACATATTGCAATGATTACAATAAGTGCTATAGAATAAAATCATCTTATATATATTTATAAAAATAAATTATCTTTTATATACGAATGATTTATATTAAATTTATTTAATTTTTTTGAATATACACCAACGATTAAAGAAACTAAACCTTTTTAATACCTCGTCTTTATCTAATTCCATTATAATTTTATGAATATGTTCTTTTTCACTATCTTCATCGGGTATTTGACTTTTAATTTTATTAAAACATTCGGAAAATAATTCGCTATCTACTAATTCTAAATTATATTCTTTACATTTTTCAACAAGTAATTCATAAGATACAACATATTCAGGAATATATTTATTTGTAGATTCAATAAATACATTAATCTTCTTATTATATTTATCTTCTTCACCAATATTATATCTTCTTATTATTGACCAAACAGGTATTCCTCTATCAGCACTTGTATATTTTATACCATTAACAATATTTCCACCATTTTCATCAATAGCCTCCTCAATTCTTTTTCCGTCCATAAAAGTACAATTGAATGTTCCGTCTTTTTTCAATAAAGATGCAACATTATTTAAAAACGTATTTAATGTTTCTTCGCTTTTAAAGAAATAGTGAATACTAAACATACAAGAGCATACATCAAAACCATTCGCGCCTTGTCCGGATACATAAGGGTATTTTTTATTGAAATTTGTTTTATTTCTATTTAAAACATTTTTCAATGTATCGTTACTTTCTTTATCTCCTATAGATAATGAACATTCGCCACTTTTAATATCTTTACCACAATCTCCTGCTATAAATACCATATTTGGAAATATTGGTTTTTCACGTTCTTCTTTTCTCACTCTAAAATATTTTTTTCTTTCTCCCAATAGACGACTATATGCACCAGACATTGGACCATAAATATTCTTTTTTACCAAATCTATTCCTAATATAAATTTATAATCATTATCAATCCATCTTTTCATATCTCCACCTTCTCCGCAAGCTAATTCAACAAGCGAACCTTTATTTTTTGAATGAGAATAAAGCATTTTTTTAATACCTAAATTATGAAATTGAAGCATATTGTAAGATAATAATGCTTCTCTTGGAATATTTCTAGAATAGTAAACATCTTCTGCATCCAATAAATCTACATCGCTAATATCCATATTAAGGATGGGAGTTTTTCCACGTATTATACTTTCAGTAACTGGGTTGTGAATAGTTCGCCATATACTTAATGCAACTTTCAAATCATTTGCTGTTTGTGATAATTCACCAGTTTTATATACGCGCGTCTTATCTTCTCTTACTCTCATCGGTATCCATCTCATTGACACTGGTATATTTTCATCCAATACATATCTATATTCAACAATAACATTTCCTTCAATTTTATCTCCATTCTCGCAACGTATTTCTTTTCCAGAACTTAACTTTATAAGTGACTTTTCAATACCATCGCTATAATATATTGTTGGCTGAAACTTTTTATGAACGTATACTTTATTTTTACCTTGAACAATTCTTCCATACTCTTTATCATAAATCTGTTTAAGAGCTTCTTCTATTGTATAATCTTCCCATTTTGATGCATCATAACCAGTATATAAAAACATCTCTTTATATTTTATTCCATCTATCTTAACAACTTTACCTTCTTTTGCAAGAAAGTCTATTGTATTTTGTTCTGGAGGTTTCCACTTAAATACTCTGTCCCATTTAACATTACTTGTTAAAGGTACAGGTTTATTTGCAAATTGAGAATATAAAGCAAGTTTTGCAGGTGTAAATATTAAACCGTCTATATGATAAGGGTATTTTTTTACTCCAGATAAAATTTTATCACAATCATTAAGAATATCTTTATTATAAATATGATCCTTAACAATATAATTTATAGAAAAGTTTCCTTCTTTGATGTATTTTGAAGTTTTTAACAAATAATTATATCTACTTTTATCATCTTTTTTGTCACCTATCAATGGAAGACTTGTAACTTTTTCACCTCCGTAATAATATATATCAAATGACGCATATAAACCATTACTTGAATTATCTATGCGACTATTACAAGATATGTATTCTCCGTCAATAAGTGAATTATACAATTCTTTTGAAGATACTAAACCGGTATTTATTACTCTATATGTATTATTAATGAGATATACAATACCTTTATTATCAATATACATAAGAAGTCTTTCACCGTCTGCTTTTTCTGTAACAGTATATTCTGATAAAATACTAATAACCCCATATTCATCCGGATTAAATACGTTGTTTTTTTCTAATGTCACAGGCTTTGGTGTAAGAAGATGAGGACGCGTTGGTGTAAATTTACGATTATCAAGACCTAATATTTTAACATCATTTTTTATTAATTCATAATAGTTTTTAATTACATCTGTCTGTTGTTCTTTTGAAATTATGAAAGTTGATAAATATAAAGCTTGCTCCATTTTTATAATTGATGGTAATATATTATCTTTATCAGTTTTTGATATATCAATATAAAATTCATATCTCTGCGAAGATTTAATAACACCGGAACTTTTAAATGAATAATGTAAATTAACATTATCAACGTCTTTTATATCAGAATCAATTCCATTATATTTTGTAATATTAACAATATATTTAATATTAGTTTTTATATCTGTGTAAATAATTTTTTTATCTATTTTATAAAACTTTCGCGTATCATTCCATTTAGAATTGAAATCTGCGGTTTGTATTAATGGATTTTTTAAAAATGATTCAAAGATTATTGTAGAATCAAATACATCATTTACTATATCTTTACCTTCTACTTTTTTATTATATAAAATAGCATCTTTTTCTCTATATGTATTTGATGAACAATATCTTAAAATACTACTGCTTCCCGAAATTGTAAAAAGTGTATTTTCCGATGAAATATTTAAAATCTGCGTTTCTATACCTTCAACAAATTCTTCTGTTTTCATTACATTTATAAAATTATTATATTCTTTCTCAGTCCATGATGAAGAATCGTGAAACTTTATTAAACATTCGCATGATTTTGATGAAATTAAAGATGAGTGTTTGTCAATGATTTTAATTATATTATCATCCTTTGATAATTCCATATTTTTATACTCTTATATTTATTATAGATATTATAGATTTATATATCAATTTTTTATATAAATAAAAAAAATGATACATTCATATAGAAAATAGAATATAAATTATGACTTCAAAAATGTTTATGCCAATTAAATTTAATACAAGTATCATTTTAACACCTAAAGAATTAAACAATAATTTTGAAAATGTTATTTTGGAAAAACTTAAAAACACATTAGAAAATAGCTGTAGTAAGCACGGGTATATTAAAAAAGATAGTATAAAAATTATAAAACGTTCTTCTGGATATATCAAAGAATCTCATTTAAACGGAAATATTGCATATGATTTATGTTGTATTGCAGAAATTTGTAACCCAATACAAGACACAGTTATAAAATGTGTTGTTAAAGCAAAAAATAATCTTGGATTAAGAGCTATAGGAATGCACGAAGATATGGCAATATTAGAGGTAATTATTCCAAGAATTACTTCAGGTATTCAATCTGAAATAAATATAGACGATGTTAAAATAGGAGATAGTGTTAATGTTCTTGTTTGTGGAAAGAAGTTTACATTATATGACAAAATGATTTCAATAGTTGGTAAGATTTTAAAAGATAAAGATGATGAAATAGTTGTTACCGATAACGAAGATGATGCTATATCAATTGATGATGATAATGACGATGAAGTAAATAATGACGGATTAGATATTATTGATATTGATAATGATTATGATGATAATGCTGAAGATGACGAAGATGATGATGATGAAGAAAATGGAAGTGTTAAAAAAATAAATATTAAACCCAAAGATAAAAATAAAGGAGAATTTGGAAATGACGATGATGAAGATGAACTGACTGACGATGACGAAGATGATGACGATGAAGATGAAAATGAAGATAATGATGACGATGATTTATCAATAGACGAAGGAGAATCTGAGAATGTTTTAGATAATGACGAATATGCATAATTTATATTTCTATATAAATATAAAAATGTTATATTAATTAAAAATGAATAAAAACGATTTATGCAAATCAATACAAAGCAATGTTATAAAATTAACATCTAACGAAACATTAGAATTATTTAAAATTTTAATTGAAAATAATACTAATTATACGCAGAATAATAATGGAGTTTTTTTAAATTTAAATTGGTTAGAAATTGATATTTTGTCAAAAATTAATAACTATATTGATTTTTGTATTAAATCACAAAATGAAATAATAAAATATGAAATAATGAAAGACATGTTAAATGATAGTATATCTACAAAACAAAAAGAAGAAAATTTTTCTAATATACCTCCACAAATATCTGTTGTTAATTCTAATACAACTACAATATCGCGTCAAAAGTTTTCTTCTAGTATGAAGTTTTATTTACTAAAAAAAAAATATATGAAGCAAAATATAATTCCAATAAATGTATTAGAAAATAGTTTAAAATATGAAGATTATATAATAACTTAAAAAAATGATATAGAAGATTATTACTATTTAATTATAATGATTAAAATACTTACAGACAAGCTATGTTCTTGTGAAAATAAAAATAATATATTGTGGAAAAGTGATAATATTGAAGTATATAAAAGGTTTTCTCAATATATACCTCATAAAATTAAAGATATTATTATTGATAATAATGAAGAAAAACAAAATACTAATAATGAAATATTAAAAATAAAAAATAAAGATATTCCTTTTGTTAAAAAAGATATTATTGAAGAAAAACAAAATACTAATAATGAAATATTAAATATAAAAAATAAAGATATTCCTTTTGTTAAAAAAGATATTATTGAAGAAAAGCAAAATACTAATAATGAAATATCAAAAATAAAAAATAAAGATATAAAACCCTTATATAAACCAATTGAAATTATTTTATCAGAAACATGTACATTTAATACTAATACATCATTTGTTAAACAAAATCTTATTAATTTTATTTCAAAACAAGAGTTTTCTAAAGTTTTCGGTATGAAAAAAAGCGCTGAAATAATGACGGGTATAGTTAATAATAAGTGGAATATATCTACTGCGTTATTTATATCATTTCTTTTTGATAAAGAGGTTAATTATAATAATACAAAAATAATTTATAATAAAGAAAAAAATACAGGTATTATTTTAACATTACAATAGGTTTTAACAATGGATATAATATTAGTTTATCTAATATAAATAATTTATTAGCAATAAATTTACAATATATTTTTTTATTTTTCATTTTATAATTTTTATCATCATTATTTATTTGTTTAATAAAATTATTATGGTCTATATCATAATAAGTTTCACAAACCCTCCCTGTTTTTTTACCTTTACCAATTACAGGGTCTGTTGAATATATTTTAAACTTATTAATAATACCAGTTTTGCTTTTGTAAGGTTCGATAATACCCCATGGAGTTTTCTCTGTTGTCATATCAACAGGTATTTTTTTTATTATACTTCTTGAATTAATAAACTCATCCCTTTCTCTCTTTGTAACACCATGATTATAAATATCAGTTCCTTTTATGTGTAAATTAATGTCTAAATTATCAATATCATTATCTTTATTATTAATATCAAAAATATTAACATATCCTATAAAAATATTGTCATTCTTATTAAAAGATTTTATTTCATTTTTTTTTATCAAAACACCTTGTTCATATAAACATTCTATTATATATTTTATTTTTTTATCTACAACATATTCATACATTCCTAAAATATTCTTCATTAACTTTTCAAAAGATTCAGAATCTAAATTTAAATAAATAGATATAGTTGTATTATATCTATCTAAATAATCTATTTCAAGAAGATTTAATATTTTATCTATATTATCATCATTTATAACTACATTATCTATTATTTTTTCATCGTTGTACTTTTTATCTTCAATTACAATACTTAATTTATTAGAATATTTTAACTCATTTTGTATTATATGAATACCATTTTTATGAATTGTAATAAAATAACCATTTAATAAAATATAAGGGTATATAGATTTATTTACAGTATACATTAATAAATCATTATCTACTGCCATTTTATCATATAATGTTTCAAAATTTATAAAAAAGATGTTTAATTTTATATAACTATCAATGATATTTATCAAAGATGTTTGTGTGCGTTTCAATAAATGCTTATAAACTTCACTGCGATATCCTGATTTATCTATAAACTTATTTTTACTATCACATAATGGTTCGTCTTTTACATTATCACCAAACTCATATTCGTATACATTACCTTGAGATGTATTAATTTTAACTTTACCCATTTGAAATAAAGACTTAGGAAAATAATTTATATTCTTCATTATTCCACAATCCAAAGCATTGTCGGTAATTACACGATCTACTTTTATACTATCTATATATTTTCTTGTAGATATTCGCAATGCATGTATATCAATAGTTTCTTTATTTTCATCATCGTCTATACTGGCATGCATAAAAACGGTAACATTTCTTTCTTCCAAAGGTAAACTTTGATGTCTGCAATTTCTTATTCCTCTACCTATAATTTGGTCTGGTCTATTAAAATGATACCAAGGTTCTGTCAAATGTATTTCTCTTGCATTGTAAAAACTTAACCCTTCACTTGCGACAGGCGTAATTAATATTACTTTAATCAATTCACCATTACTATTTTCCGGTTTATTAATTTTCTTTATAAGATTATCTATAGTCGTAGATCCCATAATTTCTTTTTTATCACTTGTAAGAATGCAATATTTGGGATTTTTTACTTTATCATAAATAGGTTTGTCTTGTACAATGTCTGCATTTGCCAATATGTTATTAGTTCCTTCTCTTGAATATCCTAAATGCTCTAGACATATAGCGAAAGGTAAAATACCAGATAATAAAAATCGCGAATAGATAACTACAATACCTTTAGACTTTCTAATAAAATTACACATGTTCAAAAACTTTCCCGAATGTTTTCCTAAATGTTCTTCATCTGGATATAATGCATTTTGATATTTTTTATTATATCTTACCGATAATGGATCAGCAACTTTTGTTTTTGTAAAAAATGTATAAAATCCATCACTTCCAACATCTGTATCATATACAATATTCATTGGTTGTAATAATTTCATATTTTGATTTTGTTTATTTTCAACACTTTCTTCTTCTATATTATCACTAAAGTCTTCATCTTTTATTAATTTATTATATCCTAATTTTTTAATAATAGCTTTTTGAGATATTCCCATTTTTGATGTTATAATTCCGTCGCGAATATTTTTAAGCCAATCTAATTCTTTTATATTTATAGGTTTATTCGATGGATCATTTTTAGGAGATTTTTCTAATATTTTAATATTACTATTAGAAGGGTTTAATTTTAAAGCAAATGTAAATGGGTTTTTTCCTCTCAAATATGAAATATATGTTGAAGTTAATTTTTTAATCAATTTCATTACATTTGCGTCAATTTTAAGTTTAATATTATTAAATATCTTAGAATTGTCTTTTAATATATCTATTCTTTTATCGTTTAATAACATTAATTTGAATAAGTCTAAAATATCTCGAGGTTCATTATACATAGGAGTAGCAGATAATAATATTAAACGATTGTTTTCGCCGTCAGTTAAAGATTTTGTTAAAGCAATAAACGAATCCTTGTCTTTTTTATTAGTACTTCTAATATTATGAGCCTCGTCAATAATAATTACTTTATTTTCAACAATTTTATCAGAATAATTATCTTTAATATATTTTGAAAATCCATCATATGTAAAAACTCTGTATCTACTTTTTAATATTTTTTTTAGTTCAGTATTCATTTTATTTTTATTATTAAAAGATGATTCATAAATATTAATAAGTTTAACATAAATATCTCCCGTACATTGATTAGTAATATTTTTAAATGTATGATTGTCAATATCGAATATTTGAGATTTAAAACTTTGTTTTAAAGAATGAGGCATTATTACCCATATCATAGGTTCTTGCAATGTTGTATGGGGAGTTAATAAAGCTTCTGATAATGTAATAGCAGAACATGTTTTTCCAACACCAACCCCATGATATAATAATATACTTTTATAAGGTGTTCTATATGAAATATATTGACTTACAAAATGCTGATAAAGAGCTGTTTCAAAAGAACCGCATAATCTATTTGAAACTTTATTAAAATCGTCTATAGACTTTATTACAGGGAAGTCAGGTATTTTATGAATTGCAAATTCCATATTATTAGCAATTTTTGATGTAAATTCAGGATCTTCTAAATCTGGATAATAAAGTTTAAAAGATTTATCTGACTTTGGATCTGGCTTTGGATCTGGCTTTGGATCTGGTTTTGGATCTGGTTTTGGATCTGGTTTTGGATCTGGTTTTGGATCTGGTTTTGGGTCTGGTTTTGGATCTGGTTTTGGATCTGGTTTTGGATCTGGTTTTGGGTCTGGTTTTGGGTCTGGTTTTGGATCTGGTTTTGGGTCTGGTTTTGGATCTGGTTTTGGATCTGGTTTTGGATCTGGTTTTGGAACTATATTTTTAACACATCTACCTGTATCAACATCTCTTATTTTACCATCTTTGCATTTATATACACATCTTCCTGTTAAAAAATTAATTTCTTTTCCTTCAGGGCATATCTTATGTTTTATCTTATCTTCTAATTTAACTATTTTTTTAACGCATCTACCTGTATCAATATCTCTTTTTTCAGTATTTTTGCATTTATATACACATCTTCCTGTTAAAACATTA